GTATGCCGATTAGGAGAAAATAAATTGGCAAAGTTTGTCGCAACTGACTACAAGGTCACAATCAACGGAGTAAACCTAAGCACATCGCTTGCCTCTGTTGAACTACCGATTGAAATTGACGAGCAGGAAACTACCGCTTTTGGTAGCGAATGGAGAACTCGTATTGCTGGACTAAAGTCTGGATCAATCACCCTAGAGTTCCACCAGGACTTCGGTGCTGGCGCTATTGATGCGACTCTATGGCCACTACTAGGAACTAACGCAACTGTTGTTGTTGTCCCAACTTCGGGAACTGTAACAGCCACCAACCCTAGCTACACCGGAACCTTCTTGGTTACTCAGTACACCCCCTACGCTTCCACAGTCGGAGATCTAGCAACACTATCCGTATCGTGGCCGCTAACGGGAGCATTGACCAGAGCAACGGCATAGAGCCATGCAAATCCCTTTCAAAGTTGAGTTTGTAGATGGTTCTAAGGAATCAGTTGTCTGTGGCACACCGGACTTTATCGCTTTCGAGGATAAGTTCAACCTTGCTGTAACAACGATTCAGAAAGACCCACGCCTGACTTACCTTGCCTACATTGTTTGGAACGCCCTACGCCGTAAGAATAAGACTGACAAGAGCTTTGAGGACTTTGTTGAATCCCTTGAAAACATCGAGGGTGACGACACAGACCCAAAAGTAAAGGAATAAAGGGACTGGGAGAGAAAAGCTCCCACCTCTTTATTGCCACCTTAGCTTGTGAAACAGGGATTGCACCATCGGTGCTAATGCAAGAGTCCGAACGGATGCTATTTACCATGCAGATGTATCTGAAGGGTAAATCAGAAGCCATGAATAAGCGTAGGTAGAAAATGAAAGTTCAACACTCAGTCGAGGTTTACGGCATTAGGGAAACCCTTGCCGAAATCCGCAATGTGGATCGTGACTTGTATTTTGCTATCCGAGCGCACATGAAGCGCACAGGTGACATCTTGGGTAATAGGGTGCTTGCCAATTCACCCATGCTAGGCCCAACTAGCGGATTCAGAAACCATCGGGGTAGGACAGCTTGGAAGCCAGGCACTTTCAAGACTGTCGTTTCTGGTCGCAACGCTCGTAAAGGTGTCACAGGCTCAACCCCCTTGCTGTCTGTCAAGTTCGGTGGCGTAGCCCTAAACATCGCTGACATGGCTGGTAAAAAGAATCAAGTACGCAAGCCAGTAACAGACTTCTATGACTGGCGTGGCACTCGCAGACAGCACAGGGTTACTACTCAAGGTAAGGCCATGATTGCCGCACTTGGGGGCAGACCATCTCGGTACATCTGGGCTGAGGCTGAGGATCAGTTGCCAATGATTCAAGCGAGCGTTCTATCTGGTGTCGAGGAATACATGGCACAAGTAAACCGCAACCTAACAATCGAGGGTGGTAAATAATGTCAATTAACATCAACATCCTTAGCAACTTCAATGGCTCTGGTTTTGACAAGCTAACTAGGGAACTTGACCGGCTAAACACGCCGATGGAAAAGATAGCTGCTGTATCGAGGACACTAGCCCCAGCAGCACAGATTGGTCTTGTTGCCCTAGCCGGATTATCTGTTGGTGCTATTAGAGCAGCCGAGGAAGCTGAGGTCGCAGACAACAGACTTCAGAATGTCGCGGAGTCTATGGGCTTGTTTGGTAGCCAGACCGATGCAGTAGTTGACAGGATGAAAGAGTTTGCCGATGCAACAATGTTGGCAACCGCTGTTGATGACGAGATTATCAAGTCCACTCAGGCTAAGCTTCTTACCTTCAAGAACCTAGCCCTAACCGCCGATGATGTTGGTGGCGCTATGGACAGAGCCACAATGGCTGCTCTTGATCTAGCTGCTGCTGGATTCGGTGAGGCAGAAACTAACGCTGTACAACTTGGTAAGGCACTTCAAGATCCAATCAAGGGAATCACAGCCCTTGGTAGAGCAGGTGTTACCTTCACAGCTCAAGAGAAAGAAAAGATTGCCGAGCTTGTAAAGTCCAACGAGATGCTTGAAGCGCAGAACATGATTCTGACCGCTATTGAAACTCAGGTGGGTGGCACAGCCGAGGCTACTGCTACTGGCTCAGCCAAAATGAGTGCTGCCTTTGGTGAAATGGCTGAATCACTTGGTACAGCTTTGCTACCTTTGTTTGAGCAGATGGTTCCTTTGGTGACTGGATTCTTTGACTGGGTTGGTAAGAACTCTGGTGTGGTCACAGTCCTAGCTGGTATCTTTGGTGCGCTGGCTGTGTCAATTCTTGCTGTGAACTTTGCCCTAAACGCTAACCCGATTGTCAAGGTAATCACTTTGATTGCTGCCTTGGGTGCTGGTCTTGTTGTTTTGATTGACTACCTAGTCAATTTGTATGGTGGCTGGGACAAGCTATTCAAGGACATCGGTGGCTGGCTAGTTGGCTTTGTGCTTGGGTTCAAGAACGCAATAAACGCAATTGGTGGTTTCTTTAACTCTGTCTTTTCTGGTCTTGGTGCTTTAGCTAGAGGCGCACTAAACGGGATGCTTGGGTTTGTCGAGGGCTACATCAACTTCATAATTGCTGGTGTGAATGGACTGCTAACTCTAATCAATAGAGTCTTGGGTGCTGGCAAGGCTATTGGTATCAATGTCCAAATCCCTACAATCCCAAACATAAACATCCCTCGACTTGCCGAGGGTGGCATCATCATGCCTCAACCAGGTGGAGTGCTAGCCAACATTGGTGAGGGTGGTCAGGCTGAGGCTGTTATACCTCTTGACAGATTAGGTGACTTTACTGGTGGCAAAGCTGGAAACACTTACAATATCAATGTGAGTGGTGGTGTTGGTTCTGGTCCTGGCATTGGTAAGGCAATCGTTGATGCGATTAAGTCCTACGAACGCACTTCAGGTGCTGTCTGGCAGGGTGCATAATGCCAGCTCCAGCAGTCAAGGTGGAGATTGGTGCTGACCTTGGTGACCGCGACACATTTGCCTTTAGGCTAAGCAACGCACTCAAAGGCCGACTCAATAACACCATCTACACTCTGGGTGGTCCAAAGTTTTATGACATCACCGACAGGCTTTTGTCTGCCTCAACTCAAAGAGGTAAAAGCACAGCCCTAGATCGTATTGATGCCGGTAATGCCAACATCTTGCTAGACAACAGCGACAGAGAATTCGACCCTCTTTATGAAGCTGGAACTTACTTTGGAAACCTGCTACCTGGTATTGAGGTAAAGGTTAGCTGTAACACTCGCCCTGTTATTCACAGCTTTATTGATGACATTGACATCGCCTACCAGCCTGGCAACACATCGGTCACAAGCATCCAGTCTGTTGATGCTTTGAGTGAGCTAACAATCAACAGCTTGCCAGCAGTGACCCCCGCCATCGAGCTATCTGGTGCAAGAGTAAATCGAATCCTTGACTTGCCCTCAGTTGGCTGGCCAGCAGATAAGAGGCAGATTGACTCTGGCAACAGTACACTCTCAGACATCGCTATCACTCAGGGAACCTCAGCGATTAGCTATCTGCAACTAATCTCAACGAGCGAGGCAGGTGACATCTTCATCTCTAAGGACAACAAGTTTGTGTTCAAGGAAAGAAACGCCTCACCTGGAACCCTTGACCTAGTGTTCACAGATGAGGGTACGGCCCCTGGTTATACAGTCATACCATTCGCAGACCTTACTGTTGTCTATGGGTCTGAGCAACTTTACAACCGCATCGTGCTGACCAACAACCAAGTGGTTCCAGATCAGGCAGTAGCCGAGGATTCCGAATCACAGAGGTTCTTTGGTCCACGCTCTTACACCCAAGAGGGCTTGCTCAATGAGGAAGTTACCGAGCTGGAAACCCTAGCTGGGTTCTTGCTTGAAAGATTCAAGGAACCGCAGTATCGCTTTGAGAGCCTAACTGTTGTCCTTGATGTCTTGACAGAATCACAGCAGAATGAAGTCCTAGACCTTGAGATTGGTGACATTGTGCAGGTAAAGTTCACCCCCTCTAAAATCCCACCAGCTATCAACCAGTATGTGAGGGTAATTGGTATAAGCCATGACTGGTCAAATGCTGAGAAGCGAATAACCCTGTCACTAGATCGCCTTGACTTTAGCCTCTTTGTACTTGATGACATGGTGCTTGGTGTCCTTGACGATGACCGCTTGAGCTACTAACTGATAAACTACTAAAAACAACTAAGGAAAAGAATGTCAAGAAAAGTATTTACCGCTGGTGAGGTTCTCGCAGCAGCCGATGTCAATAACTTTTTGATGAATCAGACTGTGATGAGCTTTGC